GCTGAAACATCAGTTGATGAGAATATTGCTTTGCAGTCATTAAAGGAAATGGGTAAGGCAATAGGTACTCTAGGTGGTGGCGTGAAACGAATTGAGAGTGGAGTGGTTGGATTATTTCAAGGATTTTCTCCAGAACAAATAGAGAATGTGGAGAGAAAGATGATAGGGTCTAGTAAGGAGGCTAAGTAATGGTCTGCCCTAGATGTTCTAGTTTATATGTTAAAAAAGATGGGAAAAAATATCATAAAAAACATTCTTCTCAGCAGTATAAATGTAAATCGTGTAATAGGTACTTTTCTGTCCCACTGCAGTCTGAAATTAAAGAGTATGAAGAAGTATCTCCAGGACAGGTATTCCGATATGAATCAGATAAGGTTATAAAGGTTCATGGATTAACAGATATTCATGTTGGAGCTAATGAATTTGATTTAAAGAAATTCCAGCAGGCAGTAAAGACTATTTATGAAGATGATAACGCTGTTTGGTTTGGTAATGGTGATTTATTAGAATTAATCCCACCTCACTACAAGATAAGTCAGAGAGGACAGGAGATTCCCCCTGACGAGCAATATCTTATATTTCTTCAGTTAGTACAGACAATAAAAGATAAATGCCTCTTTGTAAGGGGAGGAAACCACGATTATCTTAGAAGTTTCAATATTTTAGATTTGGATATTTGTAAAATTATAGCAAGTGAGATGAATGTACCATATTTCAAGATGCCTGGATATAGCCAAATAATTTGTAGGGGAAGGGAATGGAATTTAGTTAGTGGTCATGGAAAGAGTGGAGCTAAGAACGGAGATTTGGAGTTAGATAAGTTAGCAGCTGTTTATTCTCAGGGAGATGTATTTTTCTTAGGACACAATCATCAGTTATATGCTAAACCAGTCGATTCAATAATAGTAGAGGACAATGAAGAAACTTTACATCGTAGATGGTATGTGAGGGGAGGCTCTTTTCTTAGATATGCTGAATATGCTAGGTATTCTATGTATCCTATCGTAAGGACAGGATGGATAACTATGGAATTCAGCGAGAAAGAGATTAAGTGCTGGGAAAACTAAGAAAATGGAACTCAACAGAATTTTGGAATTGATTGAACAATATGGTTTACCGTTAATTTTATTACTCGGAGCCATTTATGCACTATACAGATTTTTGGTGTTTAGTTTGTATGAGGTAAAGAATGAATTTGGTAAAAGACACGAAGACAACGCTAAGGCAATGACTGATTTGAAGGAGTCTATGGCAGAAATTAAATCAGACATTAAACTACTAGTAGAGTTTGTTAAGAGTAAACGGTAGATGTCTCAAAATGCGATATCAAGTGGATAGTCAGACTAACCACTTAATGAGATGAAGGTCAAAGAAATAATTGAAGATAATGATGGTTCGGCTACAATGATAATAGAATTAACAAAAGAAGAGTTAAGACAGTTGGTGGAGAAAGCTGTAATCACCGTACTGGATGAGGCGATTAAAGAGGATATTCACCTCAAGGATGAGTAATGGTTAACGTATTTAAAACTACAATACTACGCAAGTGAGTAAAATACTACGCACTTTTAGGAGGCAAAATGGCAAAAAGAAGCAAGCGTGTTACTAAGAATGATGTGATTAATATATTAAAGTCAATAGCAAATCATAATCAGTTGTTATCGGCTAGATTAAGTGATATTGATATATTGATAGGTCATTACATAGATTACAAAAAAGATACCGAAGATTTCACAGAGTATATAAATGGCAAATATAAACAGCAGAAAGATATCGGAAGCGGAACAGACGCTACAGCTAGCGAGGAGTGACTTAATAGCATTTGGGAAACTATTTCTCCCAGATGATTTTTTGAGAAGTGAAACTCCTCCATTTCATTATGAGATGGCTGATGCTATTGATGACCATAAGTGTAAGCAACTTGCAATTATTTTACCTAGAGGACATGGTAAGACTGTGCTTACTAAATGTTCAATCATAAAAGATTTTGTATTTTGCCCTAAAGACGATATGCATTTTTATGCATGGGTTGCTGCTACTCAGAAACTTTCTGTAGGCAATATGGATTACATAAAATATCACTTAGAATTTAATGACAGTATTAAGTATTATTTTGGAGCATTAAAAGGAAGAAAGTGGACAGAGGAAGATATAGAATTAACTAATGGATGTAAACTCATTTCAAAAAGTAATGTTGCAGGGATTAGAGGAGGTGCAAAACTTCATAGAAGATACGACCTTATCATTCTTGACGACTTTGAACATGAACAAAACACTATTACCCAAGACGCTAGGGCTAAAAACGCTAATCTTGTTACCGCTGTTGTTTATCCCGCCCTTGAGCCTCATACTGGTCGTCTGCGTGTTAATGGTACTCCAGTTCACTATGATAGTTTTATTAATAATCTTATCGTCAATTATAGTCGTTTTAAAACAAATAAAGACAAAAAAGAGTTTTCATGGAAAGTTATAACATACAAAGCAATACAACCGAATGGTTCTCCTTTATGGGCATCATGGTTTCCGATATCAAAGCTAGAAGAAAAGAAAAAGTTTTACCAAGATTCGGGAACCCCTTCTAAATTCTATCAAGAATATATGATGGAAGTTCAATCAGCAGAAGATGCTGTTTGGCTTCGGTCACATATTAAAGATTGGGAAGGATATTATAAACATGAAGAGGGAATCAATTATCTTGTCATTGGTGGCGAGAGTACTCCGGTTAACACATTTATTGGCTGCGACCCAGCGACAGATATTGATACAAAAGAGAGTGATTTTTCTGTTATTATGGTTATTGCTGTTGATGTTGATAATAATTTATATGTGTTGGAGTATGAAAGGCACAGGAGTATTCCAACTATTGGAGCGAAGCGTCAGGATGGTGAACTAATGGATAAGAAGGGGGTCGTAGATTATATTATAGATTTGTACAATAAGTACAAATGTTCATCTGCGACTGTTGAAGATGTTGCTATGAACCGTTCAATCTTTCAGGCATTGAATGATGAGAGAAGAAGATTAAATAGATTTGATTTATCTGTTATACCAGAAAAACCCGGTGGAACAAACAAAAGAAATAGAATATATAGCGGATTAAGTGGTAGATTCAGCATGGGTACAGTACATATAAGGTCAAATATGTTTGATTTAACTAACGAAATCGTTACTTTTGGACCAAGAATGGCACATGATGACACTATTGAGAGTCTTTATTACGCAAACGTGCATTCTTTTCCGCCGAATTACTCGCAAAATAAAGAAAAACGATGGTATAAGCCCCAACGCCAATCAAAACACTGGATTGTTGCATGATGTTTGATAAAATAATAAAAGATGTATTAGCTCACGAAGGAGGATACAGTAACGACAAGGTTGACCCCGGGGGTGAAACTAATTTTGGTATAAGTAAGCGTCAGTATCCTGATGTTGATATTAAAAATTTAACTGTTGATGGTGCTAAAGAGATATATTATAAGGATTATTGGTTAAAAGGGAAATGTGATAAGCTTCCTATCAATATTCAAGGTATATACTTCGATATGTGTGTTAACTTTGGTATTAGAGGAGCATGTAGAGTTCTTCAGCAGGCTGTGAACGGTAAAAAGGCTAATAAGTTAGTCGAAGATGGTAGAATAGGACCTAATACGATTAAGTGTTCTAAAGGATTAGAACCTGATAGGTTAAGAGCCTATAGAGTCTTAAGATTTGCTAAAATAGTATTAGTAAGCAAAAAGATGGAAAAATATTGGTTTGGATGGTTTAGGAGGGCTGTAAAACAATAATGGCAAGAAAAAGTAATAAAGTAAAAGCTAATGAAAACCATATACTTTGGGGAAGGTCAAATACTGCTCAGAGAAATAAATGGCAAACTGTATCTCAACAGGGATATGATTTTTATTTGAATGAACAGCTAACGACAGAAGAAAAAGATTCCCTAAACGATTCGGGTATGCCTAGTTTTATTATTAATAGGATAACTCCTATTATTGAAATTATGAAATATTTCGTTACTGCCAACAGTCCTAAGTGGAAAGCAGTTGGGGCTGAAGGCAGTGATACTGACGTTGCTCAAGTTCACTCAGATGTTGCAGAATACTGCTGGTATCTATCTAATGGTAAATCTATTTATAGTAGTGTCATCCTAGATAGTTTAACTAAGGGTATTGGCTATTTTATGTTGGATGTTGACCAAAATGCCGATATGGGTAAGGGTGAGGTTACTTTTAAGAGAGTAGAGCCTTTTGATGTCTTTGTAGACCCTTTGAGTAGAGATTTTCTCTTTAGGGATGCTTCTTTTATAATGATTCGGAAGAATCTCTCTAAAACACAATTAAAATTATTACTTCCTGACTATAAGGCTAAAATAGATAAAGCCGCTGGCAGTTCCGATACTGTAAGTTGGTCTAGAACCGATTTTGGTGACAGGGACAGTATAATAGCAGAAGATGTTGACAGTACATATACATCCTCTGGAGAAGATGATGAGATATTACCATTTTATGAGTGCTATAAAAAAATAAGAGTTCCGTTTTACAATTTGTTAATGCTTGTTCCTCCAACTAAAAAAGAGATGGAACAAATCAAGGCAGATGTTCAGGAACAATTAGCTGAATTTCAGGCAGAAATGCAGGTTCAGTTACAAGAAAAAAGTGCGGAGCTTGACGAGGCAGTTCAAAGAGGAGAAATGATACCAGAGAGGGCTGACCTTGAAAAACAAAAGTCTTCTAAGGATGCTCAAGAAGCAATTCAACAAATGGAAATGCAATTAATGTCTCAAATGCAGGAGGCGGCTTCACGGACAGAAACTAAGATAGTCAGTGAACAAGAGTATAAGATATTAATGGAAAACAAGAAAGTAGCTGGGCAAGTAATTGAGGCTAACAAATTTCATCAAGTAAGGATTGAATTAACTTGCAGTGTTGGTGAAGATACATTTTTGTATGAATATACTTTGCCTATTCCAGAATATCCTATAATACCATTCCCATATATGTATACTGGAACCCCATATGCTATGTCGGCAGTTGTTCCACTTATAGGAAAACAACAAGAAGTTAATAAAGCTCATCAGATTATGATACATAATGCTAATTTAGCTTCTAATTTAAGATGGATTTATCAAGAGGGTTCTATCCCTGAGGAAGAATGGGAACAATATTCATCATCAGCTGGAGCTCTTTTAAAATATCGTCAAGGATTTGAAGCTCCAACTCCTGTCCAACCAGCTGCTATAAATAATGCCTTTTATACTATTACACAAGAAGGTAAGCAGGATATGGAATATATTAGTGGTATTTATTCATCAATGATGGGAAATACAAAGGAACAACCTGAAACTTACAGGGGTTTGCTTGCTAATGACGAATATGGCACAAGAAGAATTAAAGCATGGATGACTAATATTGTTGAACCATGTTTAGAGCATTTGGGTAGAGTTTTCAAGGATGTTGCTCAAAGAGCATATACGGTTAATAAAGTATTTAGGTTAGTACAACCAGAAGCTGGACAATCAATAGATGCAGCTCAAGAGAAAGATGTAGAAATTAACATTCCAATCTATAATGATTATGGAGAAGCCATAGGAAGATGGATGGATTATGAAACTGCTAAGTTTGATGTTAGAGTAATTGCTGGTTCCTCAATGCCTCTTAATAGATGGGCATTATTAGAAGAATACTTTAGATGGTTCCAGGCAGGTTTGATTGATGATATTGCTATGATAGCTGAAACTGATGTTAGGGGTAAGAAGAATATTATAAAAAGAAAGTCTTTATATTCTCAGTTACAGTCACAAGTTGCTCAGATGGAAGAAGCTTTGAAAGATAAAGAAGGAACCGTTGAGACATTAGAGCGTCAATTAGTACAGGCTGGTATTAAGGCAAAAGTACAAGAAGGTGGAGTAGAGGTTCGTAAAGATGTATTACAAACTGAAGCTCAGCAAAAACTACTTCGTGGAATGATGCAGAATGAATTCGATAACTTTAAAAAGGATATGCGCAGAGAAATTGATAAGGCAAAGGATGATGTAAAAAATAGCGCAGAAACTAAATAATATTATTGATTATAACAGATGAAAAGAATTAAATTAAAGAAAAGGAGCAAGTAATGACAGAAACACAAACAGGTAACACTCAATCTGAGTCCCCTGATGTGGACATTATGAATTTAGAAGATAGTCAAGTTGGAACCAGTCCTGAGTCCCAAGCATTTTTTGATGCTTTAGACCAACAGACAAATGGTGCAATCTTTGACGACAACCAAACGCAGACAACCTCCGAAGAACCACTGGATAACAACAGAAGTTCGAGCCCTGCGGAAGGAGCTGAGATTAACACATCTAATAACACAGATGCGGAAAATCTACAGCAAAGGTACTCGGCATCAAGTAGGGAAGCGAAGCGTCTCAATGGTCGCTTGTCCGAATTGGAACCGTATCTACCTATCCTAGACGCAATGAAAGAAGACCCCAATTTAATTACTCATGTGAGGAATTACTTTGAGGGTGGTGGAAACGCCCCTAATAGTATGAAAGAACAACTGAAAATAGATGAGGATTTTATTTTTGACGGTAATGATGCCTTTGATAATCCTAAATCTGATTCTGCTAGAGTTCTAAATGCGACAATAGATGGGTTGGTCCAAAGAAGGTTGTCAGACTATTCTAGAAAACAACAATCCGAAAATCAACAATTAGCTAGTGAGAGCGATTTCAGGTCAAGGCACGAGATGGACCAGAATCAATGGGAAGACTTAGTGTCTTTTGCCAAAGAGAAAAAGCTCGATTTAGACGACATTTATTATCTAAAGAACAGGCAGAGCAGAGATAAGAATATACATCGCAATGCTCAACAAGAAGTAGCCAATCAAGTAAGGAGTACTCAGGCTCGACCTCAGTCCCTTGCTTCGACAGGCGGAGCACCCCAAGAAGACCAATCCCCAGAAGATTCAGTGTTTGACCAGTTATTAGGCGGCGAGAACTTAACCCGTCTACTTGGCTAACTAGGTCGAATAGCCGCCATAGTAGACACACATAGGAGATAAACTATGGCACAATCAGATGCAGCCTATCCTGTCAATCACCCACTATATTTAAAACATAGTTCGGGACTGACAGAGGGAGGCTCAGGACCATTCGCTGGTTCAGCACTTAGCACAGGTGACCTTCGGAGGAAATGGAACTTTGCCGAAAGGTTTAGTGAGTTGGCTTTAGACCAAACACCATTTTTTCGCTTGGTTTCCAAAGTTGCTAAAAAACCTACTGATGACCCGTCGTTTAAGTTTACCGAAAAACGTCAATCGTGGATGAAACGTTATGCTTATGTTGTTGGTCAAGTAATTACTGGAAGCGCAGATTCTTTTGCGAACGCTGCATTCCGTAATTTCAATGACTCAGCAAGTGGAGCAGCTAACGAAGCCATCGCGACTGGCGATACTGTGAAATTGTATATGGCTACAGATTATGAATCGGCTGGAAATATTCAGAATATTTTTGGTCA